ATCCTGCCCCCGCAACCAAAATATCCTCGATATATCAGCATGTTAGAACCCGACGCAAAACGTCGGGTTTTTGCTGTTCGAATTCTTGTCAACACCTGGTCAACGTTACACGAGCCCCCCATCAAGGGGTCAGATAATCGTCGCCAGAGGCATCCGTCACTTCGGGAGATCCTCCCGAAACCGGTCCATCTGGTGCATCCGCTCGTGCAGGATTGTCACGATGCCGACGTCCCCGTTCGACAGCCGCCGCCAGTACACGAAATGATGCGCGTGCCGGAAGTAGGAGCCCTCCACCCCGAACTCGGCCGGGATGGGCCGCGATGCGACGCCATGGCTTTCGATCTGGTCGAACGCCGCGAAAAGCTCGGTGATGTAGCGATCCGCCTGTTCAGCGCCCCAGCGGTCGCGCGTGTACCGGTAGATCTCGTCAAGCCGCAGCGATGCAGCCTCCTGGACGCGGACAGCCATGACGTCAGCCCCGGTTCCGGGCGATCACCTCGGCAGCGGTCAACGGGCGATAGCTTTCCTCCGGAGCCGCGAAGGCACGCGTCAGTTCAGCCTTCAGACGATCAAACGCCTCCCTCTCTACCCGTTCCTTGTCGCGCCGGATCAGGTCGCGGACGTATTCGCTGATGTTCTCGTAGGACCCGTTCTCGCCCACGTTCGACGCCACGAACTCGCTCAGCGCGCCGCTGATGCGGACCGTCATCGTCGTGGTCTGGGACATGGTGGCCTCCGTCTGCTTGTATTCAAGATACGCAAGAATGAACATGCGCGCAAGATTGGCTTCGCGTCGCGCGCAGCGCGAAGTCGACTTGCACGCGGCCGCAGACAGCTTCCTCGCTTCCGGCGCCGTCTCGCATCTGGCCTCGGCTCCACGCCTGTGGCAGCATCGCCTAATGATCGAATTCCGCCAGCTGCCCGATGACCATCCCGACCTCGCGCATTCCCCCCTGCTGCGCGCGGCGTTGCTGACCTTGCGGTACGCGCAAGAGCACGGCGCCATCGGTCTGACGAAATCGAATGCCTTCAAACGGGTCTTTGTTCATTGGGCGGTCGAGGCCTTCAACTGGCCCGGAAAAAGCGCCGAGGAGATGTTCCGCTACAACAAGGTGATCAACGAATTCGAGTTCCCGCCGCTCGAAGTGCTGCATGCCCTGCTGACAAGCCTGCGCCTCGGTCGGCATTACAAGGGCGAATTCCGGGTGACCAAACGGGGCGCAGATTTGGCGCAGGCCCCGGGGCAGCTCTTCGCCGCGCTGATCCCCCACTACCTCTTCGAGATCGACCATGCCTCCTACGCGCGTTTCGACGAGAGCCCCTTCGGCACATGGGACGTCTGGATGAATGTCATCAATGTCGAGGCGAACCTTGGCACCACCGAGCGCAAGCTCTTTGCCGCCTTCTATGGCGAGGAGCAGGATTGGGACACGCCCGGTTGGCGCGACATGGCCGCCTTCTCCTCTTGCGTGCTGCGTCCGCTCGAATGGGCGGGCCTTCTGATGCAACCGCGTGAGGCGCCCTACGGCACTACCGCCCGCGAGGTCTTCAAGACGCCGCTCTGGCGCGCCGCGCTGAAACTCGACACCGATCAGATGTTGCAGCCGGTTCTGGTGCAATGACCCTTGTTTTGCCCGGAGGGCAGGGGGCACATTTGTGCCCATTTCCGCGCGCGACAGCGACGGTGGATCTGTGCCACCGTATCCGGGCAGCGATTCCCTGTGGCTCCTTGAAACCGTGAACCCGCGAGGCGGGCCGGGCGCGCCCGGTCGGTCTCGCAAGACCGGCCTCAGTAATCCGTCTCAAGATAGACCCCGGCACAGTCATAGGCGACGGCCGCGGCCGTGGCGCCGGTGTTCAGGAAGAGACGCGGCGAGAGGAATTGCGTGTTTGCAGGCAGGTCCGCGGTGATCTCCTGCTCGAAGACGGCGCCTGACACCTCGTCGACCACCCGCACCCAGACGGATGATCCGTTCGGCGGTGCGGCGATGAACAGAGTAACGACCCCACCTGTCGCAATGGCGAAGCTCGCGCCCATATCCGTCAGCGTCGGCGCCCCCGATGCATCATTCGTCACCATCTGCCAACGGGTGTGCGTCCCGCGCTGGAAACCAATGCCGATGCAGGTGAGGGCGGTGGCGAGCGTCAGCGTGGTGGCGAGAGCGGCCGTCGATCCATAGAGGCCAAAGAACCCCATGCCGGTCGCCTGCAGGGTCGTCAGCGAAATCCGCGTCACGAATGTCCAACCGCCGAGGCCCGCGGCGTTGCCGCGCCAGCAGGCCCAGCCTGCGGAGCGCTGGTCGGCGACCGAGTCTGCCACTGCGGCCGAGGTCAGACGCCAGCGCCGCATCGAGGCGGCGAGGTTGGTCGAGGCCAGTGTTGGATGCGAGACGGTGCCGACCGAGGTGAGCGGCAGCCCCTCGGTGGTGATCGTGGTGCCAGTGGAGGGCGACCAGTTGGCGATCCGGATGACGCCGAAGTGCGGCTGCAGCGGGAAATCCCGTCCCGAGGGGCGCATGACGTCGATCCACGGGGCGCCCGCCCGGCTGCGCGCGTAGACCGAGGCTTTGCCAGCAGGCGGCGGGGACGGCGCGGCGGCAAGCCCTAGCAGGACCGTGGGCTGCGGCAGTTCCACTTGGCCGCTGGTGCGGTCAATCTTCAGGGCATCGAAGAAGGCCGAGCCATCCGGGCTGACCTTGACGCTGAAGTCATCGTTGCCGAGGAGGCCGATCAGGGCGCGGGCCGACCAGTTGGTCTTGAAGGCGAAGGAGGCGTCATTGGCGGCGGCTGCCTTGTTGACCGTCGCCTCGATCCCGGCGCCCGCGTTGTTCAGGAGGACCGCGGGGGTGTTGACCGAGAGCCGGTTGGTGCTGTCGGCGGTCGCCCCGCCGAGGCCAATGAGCTGCGCGGTGAGGTTGGCCTGCGACATGCCCACCTGCGTCACGGCATTGGCGAAGGTGACCGTCGGCGTGTTGATGACCGTCGTGCCACCTGCGCCAGCCGTGGCCGAGCCGATGTTGACGACCGTCGTCGATCCGGAGGCCCCTCCGGTCCCGAGGTTCACCGTCTTTGTGACGCCGGTGGTCGTGGCCCCAGTGCCCATCCCGTAGGTGGCAGTCGTCGTCGCGGTGCCGATGCTGGCGCTGGCCGCCGACACCGTCACGGTCCCCGAGGCGGTCAGCGTGCCCGAAAACGTCTTGTTGCCGGTGAATGTCTGGGTTCCGGCGAGGATCGCCAATTCCGACGAGGTGTTCGGCAGGGTGAAGCTGCGCGTGGTGCCCGCCGTGATCCCCGACAGCGAAAAGGTCGCCTTCTTCGTCGGATCGGTATCGTTGACGAGGCTGAAGACGGCATCCGACACGTTGCTCGGCTCGCCCACCAGCTCCCAAGCTGCGCCCGTCCAGACGAGGAACAGGCCCTCGGCCGCGACCCAAGTGAGCCAGCCGGGGCGCGGCACGAGGCGGATCCATGCGCCGTCTACCCAGAAGGCGATGTTGAGATCCCAGCCAGCCCAGGGGCCGGTCGCGCCGGAGGCGACCAGATGCCGATTGCCATCCGCTGGGCTCGCGGGCGGTGCGGTGCGCGTGCGGTCGAGGACCGAGAGCTGCACCATGGCATCGAGCAGGCGCAGGGCCTCGTTGTGGGTGACATGCTTCTGGGCTTGGGCTGCCAGGAGATAGGGCAGGCCAAGATGGGTCGTGGTATCGGACATCGGAATCCCCGTGGGTTGGGATCAGAATTGCAGCGTGACCTCGGCGGGCGTGCCGCGGCCGAGGCGGTTCGAAATCTGATAGATGCGGAGCACCAGCTTCTGACCCGGGCCGAGCAGCGCGCCCCAGTCGGTGATCTGCTGCGCGGCGGTGTAAAGGACGGAGGTCGTGGAGCTCGTCAGCGTGCGCTTGACGGCAGTGCCATCGAGGATCCGGACGTCGTAGCTTTCCAGGTCTTCGGCCAAGGGCACTTCGACCTGTTCCCAGGCATCTGCGACCAGCGCACGGGATCGGCGCGTCCAGCAGATCGTCAGATCGCCCGGGTTGCGGGCCATTCGCCACGGCTGTTCGACATGGACAGGCGCGAAGGGAACAAGCCCCCGGCCAGTGGGGGGGAAGCCCAGCGCGGCGAAGCTGTCGTCGCTGACCGCGCGGGCGGCCGGGCCAACCCGCCAGTTCCACGGCAGTCCGAGGTCAGCCTCGGCAATGGGGAGGGAAGACAGCGCTGCATCCAGTACGACCACCCGCGCGCCCGCCGAAGCGGGATTGCCCATGGCGTGCTCCGTCCCGCGCTGGCCGCGCAGGAGCCGGGTCAGGCGGTACCTGCCTGGCGCGATCAGTTCAGCCTGACCCGCCTGCACGATCTCCCACTGGCCAGCGGCGCTCTCGACCGCCAGCGCATTGGCCCCACCGAAGAGCGCGACATCCGTCACGCTTTCCAGCGTCCCCGACAGCAGATCGACCACCAGCGCGTTGCCGAGATCGAAGCGGGAGGTCGGCCCCGGAAAGAAATCGAAGGCCAGCGTGCCGATCCGGGCGCGGCTTCCAAAGGTCGTCAGCAGGTTGAACCCGTCTGTCGAGGCGCTGCGGAACACCGCGATCTCGCCCGGCCAGGGGCTGGCATGAGCGGCGATCCAGGGGCGATGCGCGGCCACGTCCTCGCTGATCTGCGGCAGATCCAGTATGACCACGTCCGGTGTGCCGAAGACGACGGGGCGCGAGACATTCGCGGGCCGGGGGTCACCGGGTGGCAGATCGTAAGCGGCGCGATCCTGGCGCACCGCCTCGATGCCGCGCGCTTCGGCATCGGCGATGGAGACAAGTCGAAATTCCTCCTCGCGGCCATCATGCGCGAGCCGGATCACATCGGCCGGATCGAGGACCAGCTTTGAGGGCGGCAGGCGGAAGGTGACACTTTCCCGACCGATCCACGCCTCCATCAGCGCGCGGCGGCAGCGGCGTTCGGCCTCCTCGGGCGGGATCGCCATCGGGAAGGATTCGGACGCGATGCTGGTGGTGTCGACGGTGATGCGCCGGGCCTCGACCTGTGCAGCATCGTAATCCTCGTCGGCGCGGGCAACCTGCCACTTCAGGGCCTGGGGAAGTTCGGTTTCTTGTGCTCGGGTGAGTTCGAAGGCCTCGCCCTCGCGGCTGGCGACCAGATCGTCGATGGCCAGCGTGGCGACCGACGCGCGGCCGCGCATCACAAACCGGATCACGCCCTCCGTCTCGATCGCATCGAACCCGAAATGCCGGGCCAGCGTGGAAATCGAGGCGCGCGGGCTTTCCAGCGCCCCGATCACATAGCCCTCGACAGCGCCCCAGAGGCCCGAGACGTCGATCAGGCTTTCCGCGAGCCCAGCGCGCAGGCAGAGGTGGCGCACGAGGGCGGCGAGCGAGACGGCGCCGAGCCGTCCGGTGAGCCAGTGGCCGAGCCGCCAGTTCGCGCCATCGGTCCAGACGCCGGTCAGTTCGGGGAAGAACGGATAGGGCCGCGCGTCCCAGGTCCAGGCAGCGCATTCGGGAACATGGACCATCCGTTCGCCGTAGATCGCCGACACCGGATTGTGCTCCGGGGTTCCCCACCAGAGATAGCTCGCTTCGAGATAGGCGCGCTGGATGGCATCGTCGCGCCAGCCGCGGGAAAAATGCGGCGTGGCGCTCTCGGACGACTTCGGGTCGAAGAAGACATTGGGCTGGTTCGTGCCCCGGTCGATGGCGGGACAGCCGAGTTCGGTGAACCAGATCGGCTTCGATTGCGGCACCCATGCGGTGGGCGTGCCGCTCTCGATCCCGCCCGGACGGTTGACATGCGGGTTCGACCACCAGGCGCGGAGATCCTTGAAGCGGAAGACCCACGGCTTGTCTGCGGCTCCGTCGGTGATCGGGGTCCGAACTTGCGCCGACCGGTCGGCGGCCGAGGCATAGAACCACTCAAAACCCTCGCCACCGGCGATGTTCGCTTGCAGATAGCCGCGGTCATAGATCGCTGGCCAGCCTTGGAGGGCATCGGCATGGTCAAACCCGTCGCGCCAGTCCGAGAGCGGCATGTAATTGTCGATGCCGATGAAGTCGATGTTGGCATCAGACCAGAGCGGATCGAGGTGGAAATAGACATCCCCCGTGCCGTCAGAGGGCTGGTGGCCGAAATACTCCGACCAGTCGGAGGCATAGCCGATCTTCGTGCCCGGTCCGAGGATGGACCGCACGTCGGCCGCAAGGGTCTTGAAGGCGGAGACGGCCGGATAGGCGCTGACGCCTGAGCGGATCGTGGTCAACCCGCGCATCTCCGAGCTGATCAGGAAGGCATCGACCCCGCCCGCAGCGGCGCAGAGTTGGGCGTAATGCAGCACCATCCGGCGCAGGCCCCAATCGCTGGGCGAGCCGGTGAAGGTGATGGTCTCGCCCGATACCGCGAACTGTGTCGGGGTGGCCGGGCCAAAGAAAGCGGAAACCTGCGTGGCCGCCGTGCCGGTCTTGTCCACCGATCCGGTAAAACCCGTTGCCGGGGAACAGGTAATCCGACCCCGCCACGGGAAGGCGGGCTGGCCCGGCGTGGCGGCATTGGCGCTGTAGGGGTTCGGCAGGGTGTTTCCGGGCGGGACATCCATCAGCAGGAACGGATAGAAGGTGACGCGCAGCCCACGCGCTTTCATCTCCCGGATCGCCTCAACCACCGCGAAATCCGCAGGTGTGCCGCCATAGACAGGGCGATCCTCGGCGTCGCGGCTGACCAGATGGGCTGCAGCGCGGGAGACCCCATTGACCGTCCAGACCTTGGGGCTGGTCGCCTTCTCCGCCACTTCGACGCCCGGCTTGATCGCGCAATCGCCCGCGCGCAGGTCATTGCCGAACCAGGCGACGACGAGGCTGACGCTTTCGACCGCAGGCGCCAGAGCCTGCAGCCGGTCGAGCGCCACCACCATGTCGGCGGTGTCGGAAATCGCGTTCAGGTTCTCGGCCACTTGCGCCCCGGTCTCGCCCTTGCGGATCGCCTCGGTCGCATAGGTGAACTCGCCCGAGGCGGGGATCATCGTCACCGCTTTCACGAGCCCCTCGGCGGTGTCCGGGTCGGCCAATGGCCGGAAGACCTCGAAGCTGAGCTGCGGCAGGCGGTTGCCGAAGGTGGCAAGCGGCAGCTCCTCGAAGACGACATAGGCCGTGCCGCGGTAGGCGGGGGTGTTGGCCGCGCCCATCTTGGCCGAGATGAACGGATCGGCGGTCTGGCTCTCGCCGCCCGGATACCAGCGCCAGGTCACGCCGGTCATGTCGAGCGGTTTGCCATCAGCCCAGATCCGACCGATGCCGGTGATCGCGCCTTCGCAGAGCGCCACGGCAAAGGACGCATAGTACAGATACTCGGTGGTCTTGACCTTGCCGCCGCCACCGCCCTTGCCGCCACCTTGCGTGGTGGTCTTCGTCTCCTCGCGGAAATCCGTGGCCCAGATGATGTTGCCGCCGATCCGCATGCGGCCGTAAAGGCGCGGGATCACGGCGCCTTCGGTCGAGGAGGTGATGCGCAGCGTGTCGAGCCGCTGGCCCTCGATCCGTTGCGCAGGCGCGAGCGAGGAGATGATCCAGCTGTCGACGACCGAACCCACGGTCGAGCCGACAAAGCCGCCGATGACGGCGCCGGAAAGGCCAAGGATCGTGCCGCCGAAAGCCCCGCCAATGGCGGAGCCGACGGCGCCGAGGACAAGCGTTGCCATGACGAAATCTCAGGTGGAAGGGATCAAGAGGCCGAAAAGAGGAACGCAAAGGCGATGCGGCGCCGCCATGTCGACGTCAGCGGTTCCTCGATCACGCCGAGGCGTTCATAGGCGTGCAGGAAGCTCTCCGGTCCGGTCAGGATGCCGACATGCTTGGCGATGGCACGGGGCCTCATGCGGAACAGGATCAGCGCGCCGGGTGGAGCATTGTCCGGGGCAATCTCCGGCATCATCCGTCGCGCCCCTTCGGCGAGCACCTCGTGCGGGCCGGTCTCGCCCCAATCCCGGCTGTAGGGCGGGATCGGGAACGGCTCCGGCCCGACGACCTCGCGCCAGACGCCGCGCGCGAGGCCGAGGCAATCGCAGCCTACGCCCTTGAGGCTCCCCTGGTCGTGGTAGGGCGTGCCAAGCCAAGAGCGCGCGACGGCAATGACGCGGGAGGGATCGGCCTTCTTCAAAGCACCGCCCCTTCATGGCCACCGTCCTTGGTTGCATAGCGCAGGACCGCGTCCTGGCCGGGGATATGCGGGAAGCCCCGGAAGTTGGCGACATTGGCGAACTTCGCCCGGCAGGTTGCGAGGCCCTTGTCGCAGCCCGCGCGCACCGTGAAGGCGTCTGTTTCCGCGATCGGCCGCACCGGCGCTTCGAGCAGGGTCAGGATCGCCACGCCCTCGACAAGGACGTGCGACAGCACCTCAACCTGCCGCCCGGTATTGGCGCCGCTCGTCCATTGGATCCGTCCATAGGAAAACCAGCCCGCGGCATAGGCTTGCAGCCCCTCGGTCGCAAAGGCGCGATCGCGCTGCAGCGCGACCACCGTGCCGGTGCCGGTGTAGATCGGCGTTTCGGCATTGATGCCGCAGCGCGTATCGCCAAGCGCCGCGTCGCAGGTCGCCTGGAAGGTGCGCCCGACCGTTTGGCCGAGGACATGGGCAAGGCTCCGAACCTCGGCGACGAAAGCCAGCCGCCCACGCCGGATCTGCCCGATGGCGCCCCGGCGCAAAAGCACGCGCTGCGCCGGGGCCGCCCAGTTCACCCGCCAGACTTCGACCGTGGCATTGTCCCAGCGGCTATCGAGAATGTCGGCCTCGGTGATCCGGTCGGAGGTCAGAACGCCTTGCGCGTCCTGCGCATCGACCGAGAGATCGGAGCCCGACCGGACCTCGGACGCTGTCAGCCCGCTTTCAGGTTCGAAGTCTGTCCCGTCGAAACGGAGCATTCGGTCGTGATCGGTGAAGCCGAAACTCACCCCATCCGCGCGGGTGATGCGCCAGCACCAGGCGAGCGTCGTCGTGCCCTCGTCGAGGTGGGCTTGCAATTCTGGGGTGAGTGACTTCATCTTCTGCTCAGGGTCAGTGAGATTGAGTTTTGGGGGTTTTCAATGCAGGATCATTTTGCGAGACGGTGCGACTTCGCGGTTCGGGAGGCCATCGCCCATGGAATACGGCCATGGCATGCAGATCCCCCGGTCGATCGACTATTCCGCAAGCTCGGCTTCCGAATCCGTCCGCCGCATTACCGTACCTTCGGCGCCAACATGGTCGCCTTTGGCTGGTTCTTCGGCACATTCTGGGGCATTTTCATGTGGTTGGCAGTGTGGTCGCGAAACAGCATGCAAATATCTGTCGCGGTGATGACGTCGGTTTGTGCAGGCATCGCCTTCGGCGCAATCGACGCGGCAGTCGTTGCCCGAAAACGCCGAAAAGCAGGCCTGACCAGATGGGAAGACCTGACTTCCTGATCACTGCTCCCCTTTGAAGCCGCGCTCGATCCGGTCGCGCAGGCCGATGAGGCCGAGACCGAGGCTGATCAGCGTCATCGGCGCGGCATCGCCCGAGCCCGAGAGCATGGCGACGAGGCGGGCCAGAGCGGCCAGCTGGCCCTGATCGGGCAGGAAGATGGCGCCGGTGCCGGTGGCAAGGGCGAGACAACCCGCCCACCAGGTCAGGGATTTGGGGCGAAGGTAACGCATCGGAGGTCTCCTTGGGTCCGAAGGGGAAGGGTTCAGAGTGTGTTGGGCTGAGAGAGCAGCGCGAGGGCGTCCGCCTCGCTCAGCCGCCGCAGCGGGCGGGCGAAATCCACTCGGCCATTGCGATCGACCGACCAGACGGTGAGCGCGCCGGTGGGATAGCGGCCGTCGCGGAAGAGATCGCGTTCGGCCTCGCGCCGGGGCCGGATCGCGGCGGGACGCAGCCAGCCCATAAAGGCATCGGCCGCGGCGCGGCGATTGCCCGCGTTCAGATGACGGGTGAGGGCCGCCTTGGCGATGCCACCGGTGTTGTAGTGGAACGAGACCAGCGCATCGAACTCGTGCGGGGCGAGCGGCACCTGCACCGCGCGCGAGACCGCGGCCTCGTAGGTTGTGATGTCGGTGCGGAAAAGGCGGAAGGCGTCTCGGATCGCGGCGGTGACATCCGCGGGCAGGCCGCGTGGCATCTGCGCCGGATCGGGCGGGCCCGCCGCGGCGGTGTGGCCGATGCCGAAGGTCCAGATCTTGCGGACATCAAGATAGGGCCCGGGCACCATGCCCTCGTGCCGGGCGAGGGCCAGAAGCCCCCGGTTGGTCATGTGCATGGGATCACCCGAGTGTGGAGACGAGGAAGATCAGCGCCGCGACGATCACGCCGATGCGCAGGCGATGGCGAAAGGCCTGGCCCGGATCGGCGGCATCGCAGCGAAGAACGCGGGCGCGGCGGAGGAACTCATGCATCGGCGTCGTCTCCTTTCCGGGCGCGCAGCCGGGCGAGGGCGACCTCGATGAAGGCCGGGCCGAAGACGCCGACGAGATAGGCGGCCGAGCCCGCCGCACCCCCGGCCGGGATCGCCTCGGGCGGCAGGGCAAGCCAGGCGGTGATGAGCGCCATCGAGAGGCTTCCCATCCCCGCGGCGATCAGCCCGCCCAGAAGGATGTGGCGCAGCGCGTCGCGCAGGCGCATCTTGGTCGTCAGCGCGTTGGTGGCGCCGCCGAGCGCCCCCCAGGCGGCGAGGATCACCGCCGTCGAGGTGAGCAGATCGCGCAGCGCGGCGCCGACAAAGCTCGTGTCATCATTCATGGCCGGATCTCCGTGAGGGGGATGGAGGGGATCGAGCCGAGGCGCTCGAGATCGAGGGTGATGTCGAGCGTGTCGGTGTCGAAGCGGACGGGGACGTCGAAGTCGAAGCCCGCGGTGAGGACGACGCCCGCGGCGGGTGCGGTGACGAAGGTGATGAAGCCGGTTGCGGGTGAGACCGACCAGCCGGAGGGCTGCGGTACCCCGTTCAGGGCAAGGGTGACGGATCCGGCGACGGGCTTGGCGATGACCCGCGTCCAGCTTTGCGCGCCGGAGGTGTAGCGCTTCGTCATCTGGAAGGTGGTCGTGACGCCGTCGCCGGTGCCGATCAGCTGATCGGTCGGGCCCGGGCTTTGCGAGGGCAGGCAGGATTTGAAATCGGCCCAGTCCTTGAAGCGAAAGCCGTAAAGACGGCCGTTCCGCGCTTCGAAAAACGCCACGACCGCCGCCAGATCATCGGCACGGCGGATGCCATAGGCCACATCATAGCGGCGGCGCGAGTTGGCCCAGCTGGCATTGCGCTCCTCTGCGCCCGAGGCCAGTTCGACGATCTGGGTGCGCCGCTCCGGGCCGCCGCGCGCCCCGCGGCTGATGTTGTCCGGAAACCGGACTTCGTGAAAGGCCATTGTTGATCCTCACATCCCGCGTCGACCGAGCGAGACCGCGCGGGCGATATCGGAGGCAACCTGCGTGCGCGATTGGCGGAAGCTTTCCGCGTCGCGCGCCATGATCGTGACGTTGACGGTTGGTGGCGTTGCGCTGCCGGTCGCCGTCGCCTCGCGCCGAGACAGCACCCGCTCGCCGCGCTGCAAGATCGCGGGCACCTCGTCGGGGCGCAGCCCGGCCCAGCCGCCGGAATGCATGCGGGTCGCGCCCTCGAAGGCCAGCGCCGGGACCATGCGTCCGGGGCCAGCAGCGCCGACCGTGCCGCCCGCGTGCAGGATGCTGGCGAAGATCCCGCCCGCACCGCCCAGCGCACCGGAGAGCACATTGGCAAGCGGGCCGAGGACGAAGCGCCGCGCCGCGAGTTTGGCGAGATCGGCGATCATTGAGGTCACGAGATCGCGGAAATCGAGCTTGCCGGTCTTCACGAAGCTGCCCACCGCTTCCTCGGCCGAGGAAAAGGCGCCGACGAGGGCATTGCCGATATCGCCGCCGATGTCGCGCGCCTTGGCGGCATAATCGGCGAGCGCATCACTCGCGGCACGCCAGAGCGGCACCGCGCGCTCCGCCCCTTCTGCGGCGGCAGCGCCTGCCGCGCGCGCGGCCCCGCCCGCGCCCGCGCTGCCTCGGCGGTTTCGTCGAGGCCGGAGGTCAGCTCGTCAGCGGCACCGGTTGCCCCGGTCAGAGCCGTTTCCGCATCGGTGCCGGTGCGCGTCACGGCATCCTTGAGCGCCTGCCAGGAAGCGAGCGGGCGCCCGGCCGCGTCAGCAAGCATGCCCGAGGCTTCGCGATAGGCCTCGGCGCGGGAACGGGCGTCATCGGCCATGGACCCGAATCCAAGATCGGGCGGTTCGATGTAACTCCGCCCGAGCGCCGCCGAGAAGGCCTCGGCGGCCGCCGTGCCCGCGGCGGAGGCCGCGCCTTCAAACGGATTGCCGATGCGCCCCAACTCCACCGGATCGAGCGTGCCGATCTTCACCCCGCCTTCGCCCACCGCCCAGTCGGGCAGAAGGTCCAGAGCGGCGTTCAGCGCGGTGATGAAGCGGTTGATGCGGGTGACGACGCCGTTCAGCATCGCCTCGACGCCCGAGATCAGCCCGTTCGCCGCCTGAAACGCAAAATCGCCGATCGCGCCCGGCAGCTTGCCCCAGATCGCCACCGCCGCGTCATAGGCGCCCTGAAACACCGCTGCCGTGCGGTCGCCAAAGTTCACGACGCCGGAAATCACCCCGTCTAGCGCCAGGAGGCTGTCGGCCTTCAACCCCTGCCAGCCTGCCGCCATCCGGGCGAGCGCCGCGTCGAGCGCAAGGCCGATGCGCGACCAGACCTCCTTGGCCAAATCGGCGAGCAGCTGGAACGCCTCGCCCACGCCCCCAACCCGGGCTGCGAATTCGGAGAACTGATAGACGAGCTCGCCCACGCCGACGATCAGTGCCCCGATGCCGGTGCGAATGAGCGCCCCGCGCAGGACGACGAGCGCGGTGGCAAGGCCGCGCACGGAAAGCGCCGCTGCGGCAAGGCCCGCGACCCAGCGCGCGCCCAGGAAGGCGGCGAAGGTCGTGGCAGTGGTGGTGAGCCGCCCGAGGTTGTCGAAGACGAGGTCGATGGCGCGTCCGAGCGGGCCGCTTGCGCGCGCGGCATCGGCCAGCGCGTTCGCCACGGTCTCAAGCGCGGGGGCGACGGCGGCCGTCAAGCGGTTCGTCAGGCCAAGCCAGATCAGGCTCAGCCGATCCAGCGCATCGCCCGTGCGTTCGATCTGCGCCGCATCAGCCGCGCTCACCGCCACCCCGAAATCGCGCACGTCCTTTGCGGCGTCGCGCAGCGTCGCGCTGTCGATCCGCAGAAAGGCAATCGCGGCGCGATCGCCAAAGAGGTCCGAGGCCACCGCCGCGCGCTCGGCCTCGGGCACGAAGCGATTGAGCGCGTCCTGAATGGCGATGATGCGCTGATCGAGCGGCAGCGCCTGCAACTCGGCAGCCGTCAGGTTCAGTCGCGCCAGCGCGCCGACGGCCGTGCCCGATCCCGCCGCCGCTTCGGAAAGCCGCGTTGTCAGCTTCTTCGTCGCCTGCTCGATCTCGCCCATCGAAACCCCGGCAAGCTCGCCCGCCCAGGTCAGCACCTGCAGGCTCTCGACCGTGGTCTTGAGCGACGCGGCCAGATCCGCCTGCGCGCCGATCGTCTCCAGCCCCGAGCGCACCATTGCCACGCCCGCCGCCGCGGCCGCAGCCGTCACCGCCGCGAGCGCCACCCCGGCCCTGCGCGCGAAGCCCGCGAGCCGCGTGTTGGCCAGCTCCATCTCCGACGAAAGCCGCCCGAAGCCACGGGCTCCGGCCTCGCCGATCCCTTCCAGCTCGGCACGCACCTGCCGTCCGCCCTCCGCCACGAGGCGGACGGAAACACGCTTCTCTGCCATCGTGTGACTCCCAAAGGAAATGCGTCATTGACTTATGCGCCATTGGCGCACATATTGCGCCATGGCCATCGTTACAGTCGTCGAAACCCCGGAATTCGAGCGTCGCGCCCGCAGCCTCATGTCGGAAGCGGAGCGGCTTGAGGTGATCGATTTCGTCGCCCGCAACCCGATGACCGGCGTTGCGATTGGCGGCGGGGTGCGGAAATTCCGCTTCGCCCGCCCCGGCGGTGGCAAAAGCGGCGGCTATCGCGTGATCCATTTCTACAGCCCCGATGACGGTACGCCGATTTTCCTGATCACCGTCTTTGCCAAGAACGAGAAGGCAAACCTGACGGCTTCGGAAACGGCCATCGTGCGCGAACTCGGGGCTGCGCTGGCGGCGAGTTACAGGAGGACAAGATGACCGAGGCATTTGCGAGCATCGAACAGGGCTTGAAGGAGGCGCTTGCGCAGGCCCGTGGGGAAGGGCGGGGACGGGTGCATGAGATCGACCTGCCTGAGCCCGATGTGCAGTCGATCCGGTCGCGCACGGGGCTGTCGCAAACCGATTTCGCGCGCAGCATCGGTGTGAAGAAGGGCACGCTCCTGAACTGGGAGCAGCGCCGCCGCAGCCCGGAAGGCCCGGCGCGGGTGCTGCTTGCGCTGATCGACAAGGATCCCGACATCGTCCAGCGGACGCTGGCGCCCTGAGCCCTGAAGAGCACGCGCAGTTCAGGGGCCCGCCTGCGCCGCGATTTGTTCGTTGAGCCTTCGCACCATCACCGCCTCGATCTCGGGCAAGGTTTCGGCGGCGATGAGCCGGTTCACGCCCAATGCCTCGGCGAGCGACAAGGCCGCGCCCATGTCCCAGCCGAGCACCGCACCGGGGATCAGCCGCAGCTGCCCGCCAAGGCGTTGCACCAGATCCCAGACCTGCGCGCCCTCGACCGTTTGCGGTCGGTTCAGTCTTGCGGGGCAGTCGGGGCAGGGGCCGTGGCAGGCGGCGCAATAACCTTCGCCCCCACCGAAGGACCAGTCGGCGAGGGCGCAGAGGCGTTTTTTTCCGCATCCAGTATCAGGCCGCGGGCAACGTAGCGGGTCTGAAACGCCTCGAAGACAGGCCAGATGTCGAGAAGGGCGTCGATGCCCTCGGGCGTCACCGGCATCGGAGTGCCTGTTTCGTCTCCCACCCCCTCCCAGTCGAGAATGGCCAGACGCGCCACGGCTTTCGCCATGGCCAGCGCCAGTTCTTCCTGCGTGGCGCCCTCGGGCTGGGCCGCAAGGTCGGGATCGGCCCGCGCGGCCACCATCAGAGCTGTGGTCAACGGCGCAAGCTTCAGCCGCAGGCCCGGGGCAAGGTCCAGCCATTCGGGCTGGCTCGAGAGGTTCAGACGGATCATGGGGCGGCCTTTCTCCAAAAGAAAAGCGACGTGCCGGGGCACGTCGCTTGCGGGACGGGTAGGGATGCTGCCGAGGGGTCAGCTCATTGCAGGCAGCATTTCTTGAACTTCTTGCCGCTGCCGCAAGGGCAGGGGTCGTTGCGGCCGGTCTTGCCGGTGACGACGCCCTCGAAAGGATCGTCGCCCCGCGGCATCAGCGAAGACACCACCTTCAGCCCCTGATCTGCCTGCCGCGCCAGAAACTCGGGCGAGAAGCAGTACCACGACGCCAGTTCGGCGATGGTATCGCTGATCAGCTGGTTGCTGGGCATCTGGGTGAACCAGCCGGGATGTCCGGTGGCCATCGTCTTGCCGAGAAACTCGGTGAAGTCCTCGTAGCGGGCATAATCGGGCGTGATCAGTCCGCTGTCGAAAACCGCGCGCACCGCGGTTTCCATCTTGGTCAGCCCAAGCGCGGCGATGCATTCCGCCCAGGGCCACCAGATCTCCTCGCCCGTCACCGTCGCGGTCAGATCGAAGAACTCCGTCAGAAACACTTCGATCTGCGGCCGCAGGCCCGGGTCCTCAAGCGCCAGGATCACCAGCGTGTCGAACATCTCGCCACGGACGTAAATATCGCTCGCATCGTCGAGCAGGATCTCGAAGATCGGCTGCAGATCGCCATCGCAGACCCCGGCCATGACACGCGCCGAGGCTTCGGTGATCGAATCTCCGAGGAGCGCCTCCAGAAAATCCGGCTCGCGCCGCAAGAGCCGCGCCAAGGGCCGATAAGCGCGGGGTTCGCACCATTCGGCGAGCAGGAAGAAGACGAAAAGGAAGGCATCCATGCCGTCGAGGTCGCGCTCGCGCGCCTGCTGCAGCCGGTCGATATAGTCGAGAAACACCGGCACCATCGCCTCGCGCTCTTGCCGCGCCGCCTCGATCGCCGCGCGCGGCAAGGGCCCCTGGCGCTCGAATGTGGCCATGATTTCGGCGGGTGTCATCGGCAGCTCCTCTCGATCGGGACTCAGCAGGAGGGATAGCGCCAAATTCTATCCGCCTCCACCGCTCGATGCGCTTCAATAGCTGGTGACGGTGTTCACAAGGGTGACGGTGCACATGCGCGCGGGGCTGATCGCTTTTGCCGCCTGCCAGTCGAAACTCGCCTGAATGCCCTGCGGGCCGGGGATTTCGATGCGGGGCCGCGGCAGATAGACGGCATGGGCGGTGAAGGTGAAGCTCGCGTTGGCGCCAAGGCTCCAAGCGAATTCGAGCTCGCAAGGCGTGCCGTCGATGGCCTGGGTCACCAGCGTGCTGTCGGCAAAGCGCACCTCGATCTTGCCGGTCAGCGCTGCCATGCCGGGATCGGCGCCTTCGATCTTGCCGTCGTTGCGGATCGTCTCGATCCGGTCGAGACCGTTGGCATAGGTCACCTCGGCCGAGACGACATTGCCAAGCGCCGCGCCGTTGCGCTTCACCGCGCCGTTGAAATGGCCAAACCGCTGCAGCGCGAGCGTGGTCGGCGTGCCCGCGGCCGTGACCGTGTCGATGGTCTCGCCCTGCGCGATCAGCCGGGCGGTGGCGGTGAGCAGCCCGGAGCGGCTCATCTGCCAGCTAAGTTGGTCGACCATGCAGCCGGTGTACATCGCGTAGCGCGGCACTTCGGGCATCGCCACTTCGATCGCCATCGAGGGCAGGGTCCAGTTGCCCGACTGAAACGTGTGGGTCTTGGGCGTGGTGCCGGTGGTCGTCGGCGCCCCGAAGGTGCCTTTCAGCCAGAGACCGAAGTTCTCGACGTCGATCGGCACCACGACATCGCCATCGGCGGTGAGGGCATCCTTGATCGGCGCCACCGGGTCGCGCCCCTGGCCCAGCAACTCCGAGGCAAGCAGCGGCTGCTCGGAGCCAAGCGAGGTGCTGGCGAAAGGCACCGTGCGAAAGCCCGTGGCGGGGGCGGTGCCGTAGACAGATTCGAACGCAAGCGCCATCTGCGCCCGCGCCCCTTGGGCTCGTGCCATCATTCTCTCCTTGAGGTCAGGGGTTCAGCCGAGCGGATCGGCGGTGGTGTAATGCAGAACGACAGCGATCACCGCCGCCTTCAGCGCCGCGGCACCCTCGACGGGCAGATCGACCGGGCTCGGGGCCTCCGGTTCGACCCAGTCGCAAAGGCCACCGAGCGTCCGGTCGGCGGCCAGTGCCGCGCCGATGGCGGCGATCAGATCGTCAAACGCGCTGGCCCGGCCGGGGCCTGCCTGCACGACGACCTCCAGTTCGGCCCGGTGCTGGTAGTGATAGCGCAGCGGCGAGAGCGTCACCTCCGGCTCGCCGGGCTCACCATCGCGCAGGATGATCAGCCCCGCCGCGGGGATCCGCTCAGGCAGAACCTCGTCGCGCAGGGTGAGGGCGGCAAGCGGCGAGAGCCGCGCGTGCAGCGCGGTGAGGGCAAGTTCGCGGGTGGTGGGCATCAAAGGCTCATTCGCAGCTGGTTACGGCAGTTTGAGTTCGACCACTGTCCCAAAGCTAGTCGGAAGAGCCGTCCCCATAGCGAAAGCGATGCGGCCTAACGCTCCTTGATTTGACTCCATCTATCTCTTGGAGGCATGTTGGCGGGAGCTCAGGAAGTTGGTGAGGTTGGATGCATGTCAGAGTTCAGGAGGCGAGGCATAAAGATCGTAGTTGATTCGACATATTTGGCTGAGCTGGACTTTGCAGATCATTCAATAAACGAAGCTGACCAAGAGCGAGTTGCGCGAGATTTGAAACATGTTTTGAGATCGGAGGCGGATTTTATCGAAGGCAAGTATAGGATTAGAGAAGTTATTGACGGCTGGGAAGTGGTTTTTACACACTATGTTGACTCAGAAAACTATGTAGTCCTCATCGTTGGCTATGGGCGGAAAGGACAGATGGAAAGCGCACTATCTTTTATTGCGCGCGCGGGACTGGAACAGTTTGCCCCAGGTGTTAATACTCTTATGCAGGGGAGAAAACGTAAGTGACCGATGTGATCTCTGCGAAAGACTACTTCGCGCTGTCCGAAGAGGGCAGGATGCTAAAGCGTTTGGAACTTGCGAGGCAGGTTATTGATTTTGCAAATGGTATGCACGTTTCTCCAGGCGACGAGTATGCTGTCGCCGGGCTTTCAGCTAGCCTCAATCTGTCTTCAGTCTCAAAGGTGAGGAGAGCTGTGTTTCCTGTTGCCGGTCTAGCAACCGAAATGCTCCCGGCAACCAAGTCAATCCCAAATGAGGTCATGACCCTCATTGATCGCCCTATCATTCAGTATGCGATCGATGAGGCGCGAGCCTCAGGAATTGAAGAGTTTGTTTTTGTGACTTCCCGCGGAAAAAGTGCTCTAGAAGATTACTTTAGTCCGGCTGCGGCGCTTGAGCACGACCTTCAAAGAAAGGGAAAGACTGATCTTTTAAAGGCTCTGAAGAGTACAGACCTAGAGAGCGGATCCGTGGCCTATGTTCAACAGAATGATCTAATGGGTCTCGGTCATGCGATTTGGTGCGCTCGACATTCATTGCGGAGCGATGAACCATTCGCTGTCATCCTTCCCAATGATGTTATCAAGTCGACGACCCCCTGCCTGCAGCAGATGCTAGATGCTTATCGAACGGTTGGTGGAAGCGTTTTAGCTACCATGGAGGCTAGTCGGGCGACATCTAGCCTGCATAGTTTCCTATTAACAGACAAGGAATTCGGTTCCATGGTCGCCGTTAAAGCGCTGACGGAAGAGTCGACGTCCGACCAAGAAGCTCCAAGTCTCGCAGTTGCCGGAAGGTATATTCTCTCCTATACAGTGATGAATTCTCTGAGCGAATTGGCAAGAACTGGCTTGAGTGAATTAAATCTCTTAGATGCACTTAACGCTGACCTTCGGAGAGGAAATCCCGTGCATGGCTTTCGTTTCAAAGGTCAGAGATTTGATTGTGGGTCAAAGTCTGGGTTCCTGAAGGCCATGGTAGCATTTGGATTGAGCCGCGAGGAGCTTCGCGATGAATTCGCCGAGTACCTCGATTCTATCGTTTCGACGGGCGAGTATCGAAAAGTTGCACAGTGATGAAGGCTTAGTCTTTACGGTGCGATGCTTCTAATCCCATCCGCTTCGACCTACTGTGCCTTGAGGGTGCTCTAGATTCTTCTCTATCGTGCTCTTTTCCTCCCCGCCGCGATCCGCCCCGGCACGCCGTCGATGGCCCGTTCGGCATCCCGCGCCAGGTCCAGCCGCTTGCGGAGCCTGACCTGCGGCACCAGCAGGAACACCGGCATCGTCGTCAGCCCGCGGCCGGTTTTGGAGCGGGACGCCACGGCGCGGCCCTTGCTGTTCAACCGCCCCTCGGCCACGAGCAGGCTCGGGCCGCGGCGGCGATAGATGAACCGCAGGCGCAGCCCGGTGCGGCGCTCCCATTCGCCGGGGGTGATGCGGCCGCCGCGGGTGGATTTGCCTGCGGCCGGGGTGGGGATCGCGAGCCAGAACCCGTCTTTCGACCGGATCAGCGGCCCGGTGTCATGCGCGCCGACGATCACCGGGGCGTTCGACCAGACGAGCGCCGCCGCGTTCAGGCTCTCGCCGCCCTTCGGATAGGTCGCGAGCCGGATCGAATTGCCCAGCCTTGTGCCGAGCCCCGCTTGCACGATCTGCCCGCGCCAGGCGGCTTTCAGGCCCGCGCCTGCCGCGTGCAGCGCGGTGGTGACGGCCTTTTCGCCCGCGCGGATTTCCTCCTGCATCAGCGCGACCAGATCGGGGCGGAGCTCGAGTTTCAGCTTCATCGGGCCCCCTCCGGCCGCAGGTCCAGCGTCCAGATCAGCCGCTCGCGGTCGCGCAGCGGCTCGCCCTGGATCACGAACCGCTCGGCGCCGATCACGATCAGATCGCCGGGCCGCGGCGCGGGCAGGTCGGCCACGCGCACGTCCACCATGGTCGTGTCGCTCACAAAGCGCCCTGCGCCGAAGTCGGTCACCCGGTCGGGCGCACGGGCGATGACCCTGATCTGGCACTCTTCGGCGCTGGCGGCCGAGATCCAGAGCGCCGATGCCGCGAGGGACGGATGCTCGAAGAGCCGATCGACGGCCACGGCGAAGACCGTCATGGCGCGATGAAGCCCTGCGCATTCACATAGACCTGCGCCCCGGTGGTGATGCAGGCGACGTTCAGCGCCGTGTTGGCCGTCGTGCGCAGCGGATCGGCGAATTGGTGGCTTTCCGAAAGCGTCATCGAAGCGCCAAGATGCCCGCGCCAGATCACGGTGGAGCCATCCTTCAGCACCACCTCTGTCGCCACCGTCCCCGCATTCTTCAGCTGCAGCGCCGTCACGAACCGGCGCAGCCCGGCCCCGGCCGCAGCGCCCAGAACCACATCCGTGGTGTTGGTGATCCCGCCCGCCGCGGCGGCCGAGCTCCATTCCAGTTCCGGGATCTGCCAAGGGCGCACCACCTGCACGCCCTGAACCGTGGTGATCAGATCGGCCACATCGCCGCTGGCGACGCTCGCATAGGCCGCCGTCACCGCGCGGGCGGCGACGATCACCGGTGCGGTCGAACCGCGCGCGCCGTCATGGGCGACGGGGCCGATCGCCGTTGCCGTCACCACCGAGCCCGCGACTGTGCGCGCGGCCATCGCCTGTCCCTCGACGATCTGGCCGCGCCCGGCGGTGATTTCCGCGGTGAGCTCGGCATAGTCCTGGCAGTTGATGAAGGACATCTGCAGGCTGACCGCGGTCGGCGCAGCGGCGAGCGCAACCCGGCCCGAGCCTGCGATGTAGGATCCACCGAAGATCGTGCCCTGCAGGTCGATCTGGTTCGCGTCTATCACCGTCACGGTAAAGTTGCCGCGCAGCTCCGCCCCGGCATTGCTGACCCCGTTCAGATATTCGACCCAGACAAGGTTGCCGGTCGCAAGACCATGCGCGGTGACGGTGAGCCGGATCACCCCGCCCGTGCCCGCCACCGCCCCGGTCACCGGCTTCCAGGCGGCATGGTTCAGGCTGCGCAGCCGCAGCTTGTAAAGCGCCGAAGGGTCGGGGATCTGCTGGTGGCGGACATAGGAATTGGCCCGCCCCGAGGTTGCATCGATCGCGCGGGAATGCACATAGGCCTCGTCCGAGAAGGGTTCGATCTCCAGAATGCTGGCGCTCGCGGTGGTGAGGATCGTCACCGTGGCACTTTCAAGCGGCGTCAGGCCGCCGTTCTGGCTGAAGTATCGCATCAGCGTGGCGGTGGTGCTGGCCGCGCCGCCGATGTCGATGCCAAAGCAGTGCTTGCCATCGGGCAGGCCGGTGAGCGGATCGACCGATACGGCTTCGAGGATCTGGTGGTTGTTCGCATGGCGCGTGTTCACCACCCCGGCCATGGCGCGAAACGGGATGGTGAAGCTGTCTTTTGACAGAAGTTCCACGACCGCGCCCGCCGTGGTGCCCGGGGCGATGGTCAGCGTGCCGCCCGCGATGGTGGCGCTGGCACCATCAGCCGCCGTGAGCTGCCACAGATCGGCCAGCGGCCGGGTGAAGCTGTCGCGCATCTTCTTTTGCACCGACTTCACCTTGAGCATGTCGTCGAGCGCGTCATAGCCCGCGAGTTCAAGGGCGCCACCGCTGCCGGTGAGAACGGCGATCACCACCGGCTCGGTCTCGGCGCGGGCATAGACGATGTCGGCACGAGCAAGATTTGTGAGGCAGAGCGGCTCGATCCGGGCCGCGACATGGTCGGGTGTGCCCGGGGCAGGCAGGGCGGAGCCCACATGCAGCCGGAAGGCGCCCACCCCGATCGGCGCGATCCGGCACTGCGCCACGCCGGTGGCGATTGCGGTATAGGTGTCGGGCGAGAGGGTGATCTGCCGGGTCAGGCTGGGCATGGCGACCTCAGTTCGAGCTGTGGATCCGGACGGCGAGGCGCGGGCGCTTGTTCACCGGCAGGATCGAGGCTTCGGTCATCACGTCGATCCAGCGGCCCTTTTCGTCGAGATGCTGGCGGGCATAGAGCGGCAGGCCGATGGTGTTCGCGGTTTCGAGCAGGTTCGCCGGGCCGCCATAGGTGGTGAAGGTGTCCATCGTGCCCAAGGGGAAAGCGATCCCCTCGTTCGCCGGGACCAGCCGTTCGGTCGCCTTGGTCGAGAGGGTGACGGTGCCCGAGTATTCTTCGAAGAGGATGCCGCCGAAGGGGAAGTTGCGGCGAACATCCTCGCGCAGCGGCTGGGCGCCGGTGGCGGCGTAGAACTTGTAGGCATCTTCGGTCTTGGGATGTGCGATCAGCTTGTCAAAGAACTCGCGGCTGACCAGCGCATGAACCGAGGTCATCGCCTCGCCCAAGAGGTTGTCCTCGATGGCGCGCAGTACCTCGCGGACCTTGCCTTGCACGTTGGTGCCAGCGGTGCCCAGCACGAAGTCGACCGAGATTTGTGCGAGGCCGAATTCGGTGAAGTAATTGTAGAGCGTGGTCCCGGCGCCATCCTTCACGATGCCGCGCAGCGCGTTCATTTCCATGTATTCGCGGGTCTGGGCATGCTTGCGGCGCATCAGCAGCAGCTTGCGGTTCATCACCTCGACGAGCGGATCGGCCGCATCGAAGGTGCCCAGCGCAGGTTGCCCCTGAATGTCGGCGGGCAGGATCACGTCGTCATGCGGGATCCAGGGCAGGGCGAAGGACCGCATCGAGCGGCCTTCGCGCGTGCCGACGGTGGCCGGGCCGCCAAGGGGGACGGAGGGCAGAAGGCTCAGGACCCCTTCGTATTGCTCGATGATGACCGCCCGCTGGCTGACCCCTTCGAAGCGGAAGAGGCCGATCTGGCCGAGGCGGGTGTAGAGGTTGGGCAGGATGTTGATGGCCTGCGTCATCTCGGCCAGCGAATAGCCGCCAGCGTCGAAGGGATTGCGGACGAGGGTCACGGGATGCTCCGGGGGTGAGGGGACGGGGGCGGACGAGGATCAGACGCCGTCGCGGGCGATGATGCCGACGGCGGCCAGCTGGGTGAGCTTCGTGGTGATCTTGGCCGCGTCATCGACGCTGGCGTCATAGGCGAGGCCCGCACGCGAGACGATCGCCGGGCCGCGGCTGAGGACGACCCCCACCGCATCGGCGAGCGTCGCATCGACGGCATAAAGCAGCACTGCGGTCGCCACCTGCGCCCCGTCCGAGCCGCTGGCCGTCGCGAGCTTGTATTTGCCGTTCACGGTGATTTTGCCCAGCACCGAGCCGACCGGATAGGGCATGCCCATCAAGAGCGTCACGGTTTCGCGGGTGTAGTTCGGGTTGACCTCGTATTTGAGAACGTCGCCCATGCTGGGCGGATCCGTCAGGACGGGCATGGTTCAGTCTCCACAATGTTCGGGGATGGGGTCCGCGGCGCGGTTGCTTCGGCGCGGAGGGGATCGGCTTTGGTCTCAGCGCGAGGCGGCTGCCGACTTCTTCGCGGCCGCCACGATGGGGCTTTCCTTCGTGCCCGCCGCCGGGGCGGTGGCGATGATGCCCGCGGCATCGCTGCGGGCGGCGAGATCGGCGAGCACCTTGGCGCGCAGAGCCTCGGGCTTCACGCCCTTGGCGACGGCATCGGCAGCGTCGATCTGCACACCGAGCCGGGCCGCCTGCACGCAGACCTGCGCGACCTCGGCCGCTTCCGCGCGGATCGCCTCGGGCGACATCGCAGCCGCCGCCATTTGCGGCGGTGCGACTGCCGCGGTCGGGGCCGGTTCCGGCGGAGTGGCGGCAGGTGCGGCCGCAGGCTGCGCATGATCTTCGGGGGCAGTGGTCATCATCGGGCCCTTTCCTCTGGGGGTGGCTGTGCCGCGAGGTGCGGCGGCGAAAGCTCGGAAGGCGGTGACGGGATCGGCCACCTCATCGGCGAGACCGGCGAAGATGGCCGCCTCGCCGCGGAAGACAGCGGCCTCGGTGGCGAGCGCCTGGCTTGTGTCGAGGCGGCGGCCACGACCTTCGGCAACGGTTTCGGCGAAGAGCTGGCGCAGGTCCTCCAGCTCGCCCGCGATCCGGGCGCGGACCGCCTCGGGCAGGGGCTGATAGGGGTTCGCATCGACCTTGCGGGCACCCGCATGGATCAGCGTGACGGCGATGCCCTTCTGGTCGAGCGCTCCGCTCATGTCGCTGTGCATGGCGACCACGCCGATGCTGCCGACGGCGCCGGTGCGCGGCAGAATGATCCGGTCGGCCTGGGAGGCCAGCGCATAGGCCGCCGAGAGGGCATGATCGGCGACGAAGGCTTGCATGGGTTTGATCTGCCGCGCAGCGCGGATGCGGTCGGCGAGGTCAAAGGCACCGGCGACCTCGCCACCGAAGCTGTCGATGTCGAGGGCGATGCCGCGGATCGTCGGGTCTGAAAGGGCAGCCTGCAGCTGGGCCGCGATCCCCTCGTAGGAGGTGAGCCCCGAGGATTGCCCGATCCAGGCGCCGCGATGCACCAGCGTGCCTGCGATTTCGATCACGGCAATCCCATCCACGACGGCAAAGGGCTGGCCGCCGTTCCGGGCCTGGCGGTTGGTCAGGTCATCACCGAAGAGTGACGCCAGGGCGGGCGGGGTGGCGGTGGCCTGATCCTCGGGAGCCACAGCCATTCCCTCGACGCTGATCTCCCGCCCCGTGATCCGGGGCCCCAGCCCGGTCAGGAAGGCCAGCGCCTTGGCAGGATCGACCATCAGGGGCGTGTTGAAGACGCGCTGCGCGATCTGGGTGTGGTGCATCATCCCTCCTCCGCGGGCCGGGGGTTCCGGTCCTCGCCATCGTCTTCCTGATCACCGGCGTTCGGCTGATCCTGCTGCGGGCTTTCGGCGTCGCTCTGTCCTGCGCCGCCACTGGCCGCCTGTGCGGGCGATCCCGGACGCCGGAAGTCGAGGCCCAGTTTCGCCTCGCGTTTCCGTTCCGCGGCGATTTCCCGGTCGACCTGTTCGGCGTCATAGCCGCGCTCGGCGATGGCCTGCGTGCGGGATTTCAGGCCCGCCTCGATCTGCAGGATCTCCGCCGCGGCATCCTTGGCCGGGTCGATCCAGTCCCACTTGGTGGGCAGCCAGTCACAGGCAAGGTATGCGCGCCGGTCGGTGGCAAAGCCGGGCAAGTCGATCGCGCCAGCCAGCACCGCCATGTCCATCCAGCGCATCCAGACCGCGCGGCAGAGCTGATAGACCATCACCGAATGCTGGAAGGCCGAGATGCGGCGGCGGAAATCGACCAGCGCGATCCGCGTGTTCGAGAAGTTCCCCTTCGCCGTGTCGCCTGTCAGGTAGCCATAGGGAACGCCCAGCGCGGCGCCGATCTGCAGGAGCGTGCGGTACTGGAAAGGTTCATAGGTGCTGCCTGAGTCCGGGGTGGATGGCGTGGTCACGTCTTCACCAGGATCGAGCCGCACCACTTGGCCTGGCTCGACTTCCAGATCGTCCTCGGCCGGGTCGAGGGCAGTTTCCGGGGCGGGCGATGTGATGAACATCGCGAACATCGCCGCGGTCTTTTTTCGCTCCAGTTCCGCGTCGTCGTAGAGATCCAACGTGAAGAGCTTCACCACGGCCGCGGCGAAGCGTGAGACACCGCGCAGCTGGCCTGCTTCGACCGGGTCGAGGATGTGGATCACCTCGGACGCGGGCACGCGCACCGTTTCCCCGGCAAGTCCCGGATCGGTACTGTCGCCCGGATGGCGGCGCAGGAAATGGTAGGCCACCCGCCGTCCGATGCCGTCAAACTCGATGCCTCGCCGGATCGACCCGGCACCAGGCAGGGCGCGGGTCAGGTCCTGGGGCAGCATCTCCGAGGGCAGCATCTGCAGCTGCAGTGGTACGGTCAGCCCGTCTTCCGCACGCCGCGTGCGGATGCGCAGGAAGACCTCGCCTGCCAGAAACACCTCCCGCGCCGCGCGGCGCTGGAGGCCGAAGAAGTCGGTCAGCCCTTCCGCATCGGCTTCATCCGTCCAGGCGAGCCAGAGCTTTTGCAGCTCCTCCTTCTTCGCCGCATCCGCGACCTTCGACGAGGGCTTGATGCCGTCGCCGACGACATGGTTCGCGAAGGCGTCGACCGCGTTCGCGGCATAGCCGTTGTTGCGCACGAGCCACCGCGCCCGGGCGGTGATGGTTTCGCCCGAGGCCGCGATCAGGGTGTTCACATGCGCCCTTGTGGCGCGGAACCCACGCATGCGGCGATGGGACTGCGCGGCATCGAACCCGCCGATGATGGACCCAAGCCGCGCGCGGAAGGCGTCGAAGACCATGGTCACAGACCTTTGGTCGCCACGGTGCCCCAGCGACGGCGGCGGGCAGACGTGCCGCTGGCCGCTGCGACCCGCGCCTCCAAATCCCGGATGGCCGCCGCCAGTTCGGCATCCGAGCCATAGCTCACGGTCTTGCCGTCGTAGCTGACGCTGCGCAGCCCGGCGAAGCGGGCTTGCCTCCGTAGAAGGCGTGCACAGCGCGCGCCACAGCGCCTGGAGGCCCCGATGACCACCCCGTCCGACACCCAATCCCTGATCCTGTCCCGCGCCGCGACCCGGCCGGGGAACCTCGCCCTGCCGCTGCCCGAGGGGCTGGTCGGCGCCGCCGCCAAGATGGTGGTCGGCAAGATGATCGCCCGCGGTTGGCTCGAGGAGGTCGAGGCCAACCTGCGCCGTGGCGAACCGATGTGGCGCGAGACCGGCGACGGCCACGGCACCACGCTGATCGCGACCGAGGCCGGGCTGGAGGCCATCGGGATCGAGCCTGTCGTGGCCAGCGTCGTTGTCAGCGCGCGGAGGGCGAAGCCGGAACTGGAACCGGTGCCCGACGACACCGACGCCGCGAAACCGGTCGCCATCCGCGCTGGCACCAAGCAGGCGCAGATCATCGCCATGCTTCAGCGCCCCGAGGGCGCAACGGTCGCCGAGATGGTCGAGGCCACTGGATGGCTGGCCCATACCGTCCGCGGCTCGATTTCGGGCGCCCTGAAGAAGAAGCTGGGCCTGCCTATTGGTGCTGAGAAGGTCGAGGGCAGGGGGACGGTCTATCGGATTGACGTCTAGATCGGTGTTTAGTCTTGGCGGCTTGTCACCCGTCAAACATGCCGGTGGATGTACTGGTATAAGGCTTCACGAAGCAGGTCACGCAAGTCATCGAAGTCGTCGGCGTACCCCTTGACGAGCTGCTTTCGCAGCACGTCCGAACGGAAAAATGCCCCAGTCGCTTCCACAAGGTGACTGAAAACCCATTCGTGATCTTCTGACGCAAGCAACCAGTGCAAGGCAGCTACACAGTAAGGCACGAGGTCGGTCTCGTCTGTGATCTGGCTGACAATGGGTGCTGCCGCTACGGCGGCGAAGTTGACCGACAGTGGTCGCCCTACATCATCCGAAATCACTGCCGAGAACTGCATCCCGCGCGACTGCATCTCGGCCTTGATCTGATCGTACTTTTCTTCATAGGCCGAGGCGATAATTCGTCCGACAGCTTCGGCCTGATCCTCAAACGCCAGAGGAATGCCCGCACTATTCTTGCGGCCTTGAACACCATGGTTTCGGCGATATCCCTCCGGATCCGCCGTTGGCGACACGTCCAGCAAGTCAGCATAGACGCCGATGTTATAGGGAACGCTCTCGGTCGACGATGGCACCGTCGTATCACGTTCTGTCGAGCGACTGGTCACCGGAGGCTCTTTTCTGTACTGTCGATCAGCGCTTTTGGGCTTCTTGCTTGACCAGAACATACTTAATTCGTGTTTCTTTCGACTTCGGTTCACAGGTCCCTAGCTAGCGCCACCAACGATTGGGTCGCAATCGCTTTCTTCATGGTTTTGCTCTGAAGCCCTGCACAGACGTGCCTTCCGCTCCGTCGCCAGCTCCCACCGCCGCACCGCCACGTCGCAATAGACCGGGTCAAGTTCCGCCGCGCAGCAGCGCCGCCCCGTGCGTTCTGCGGCGATCAGCTGTGTGCCGGAGCCGCAGAACGGTTCGAACACCAGGTCGCCGGGATCGGTGAAAGCCTCCAGCACCGCCTCGACCAGCGCCACAGGGAACACGGCCGGGTGCGATCCGGCCGTACCCAGCCCACCCTTGTGCCGCATGATGCGGAAGACGCTGTCGGGGATGCGGTGGCTCTGGATCGCGTTACCGAAGCCCGTCTTGCGATGGACCGTGCCGTCGGCCCCGCGCAGGCCGCCGCCGCCGAGGGTCTCGCCCGCGTGCTTGCTCTCGACCGTCTTGTTCGGCTTCCGGGGCTGGCGGTTGAAATGGAAGATGAACTCGTGCGACGGCGCCAGCCGCCCGTTCCAGTCACCCGGCAGGCCGGGCCCCTGGTCCCAGACATACCAGCCGAAGCGCCGCCAGCCCTGCGCGCGCATCCAGTCTACCCAACCCTCCCAATAGGGAATCCACTCGCCGTCACGATGGATGAGGCCGAGGTTCACCAGCAACTGGGCGTCGGCGGTGACAGGCGCTGCGGCGAAGACACCCTGCATCAGCGCATCCCAATCGCCGACCTTTTCCTTCGCCGCGCCATAGTCGCGTTGCTGGGCGTAGGGTGGCGAGGTGAACATCAGCGTTACCTGCGCCCCGTCCATCAGCTGCGCCACGACGGCAGGGTCGGTTGCATCGCCGCAGATCAGACGGTGATCGCCCAGCGCCCAGATGTCGCCGGGGCGGGTGATCGGGTCTGCCGGAGCCTCGGGGATGGTGTCGGCGGCGTCATCGTCGATGGGCGCACGGTTGTCGTCGTGCAGCAGCGCGTCCAGTTCGTCTTCGGGGATCCCGATCAGGCCGAGGTCGAAGTCCTCGGCCATCAGGCCCCGTAGTTCCTCGAGCAGCAGGGCCTCGTCCCACCCGCCCAATTCGGTCCCGGCGACGGTGGCGGCGATCACCTCGGCATCCTCGTGGGTGTAGCCGCCGATCTTGTGCTGGCCGCCGTCGATCTTGCAGCCCAAAGCGGCGCGTTGAAGGAGGACGTATTCGAGGCCGAAGCCGGCTTCCGGCGTTTCCTCGACGATGGCCGGGTCGACATGGACTCGAACCTGGTCGAGAACGCCATTCGCAGCCCGGCGATGAACCGCCGCAACGCGCTCTTCGCCGGCCACGACGAGGGCGGCCGCAACTGGGCGCGCTTCGCCAGCCTGATCGGCACCTGCAAGATGAACGGTGTTGAGCCTTACGCCTATCTGCGCG